GGTTAATACCACGGTTAGCCCACTCAATAGTCAGCAGGTTCAGAGATCTACGCGCTGTACGGAACTCATAGCCCGTGCGTAGCTCTAAGCCACAACGCTCAAAGGCTTCTTCGATAATCTCGTTGAAGTCTAGATTGAAACTATTGGTGCCTGAAGTGGTCACTTCATTCCTCTCAAGGTCTTAGCCAGACGCGCTCTCTGCCCTAGCTTACCCGGTGCTTTTGTGGCTCGGTCCAGCATCTTAGCGGGAATTTTTTTCTTACCCTTAATGCCAAGCTGCTCACGCAGTGCGCCAGGCTTCTTAATAGCCTTCTGGATCCAGCCACCCTTGGCTTTTTTCTCAGTTTTCTCAGGCACTTGGTACTTCTTGTCCTTGTAGTGTTCTTCTTGAGTAATACCAACAGCGTCTCCAGCCCGGCTTATTACACGGGAAGCCTTCGTCATGGCGTTATCTGGTAGCGAATCTAACCACTTAGTACGGCTAGAACGCTTGTCTTCTGTCTTTTTCTCATCAGCCATTATCGGAACCTCGCTGTCTTTGCTGCAATAGATTTTGGTTGTTTAACAAACTGCTTACCCGCAGCTTTACCTGCCCGTTTTGCCCTTGTAGTAGCTGCATACTCGGAGGGAGACAGAGCTTTAATGGCGTTTGTAGGAAGGTATCGTTCACCAGTAGTTGAAGAAGGTTTGCCACTCTTAGTTCTCCACTTTTGGGCTGTCCAATCTTTCAAGCTCTGCTGCGGCTTCTTTAGCGGCATCGCGTTCAGTCCTTTTTCTCTTCCGGTACACTTCCGCAGCTCTTAAAACCCACGAAAACACATTTCCGTCTTTCTTCGGGTCGTACACCGGTGCCCGAATCACTTATATCCACCCCCCTTAGCTTTGTACTGCTTAGCCAAGAGCTGTGCTTTTCTTGCTGACCACTGACCCGCAGCAGTCCCTTGAGTGGCGGAGCCTTTAATCTTTTCAAAAAGACTTTTACGCATTCCCGGCTTCGTATAAGTGCCTGCTTCATTGACACGAGATTTAACCTTTCCGCCTTCAGCATACTGCGTGAAGCTATTAGGGTTATCCCTACGAGTGGCTTTCTTAGCCTTGGGCATTTTAGATGGGCGAATATCACCCATCCCGCGTGAAGGTCTCATTTAGCACTTCCCGCCGCCAGCCATCTTGGTCTTAGGCATACCACCATTCATCATCTTGACCATCTTGCCTTTGGTCTTGCCTTTAGAAGCCACGCCATCTTTGCTAGGAGCAGCGGTCTTAACAGCGCCCATCTTGGAAGCGCCCATGCCAGTCATCTTTTTCATACCATTTTCCCTTTCGTTTTACCCTTCGTTGCACAGCCGTCAGCACGTTTAGATGCTGACACGGAACCACCAGACTTATAGCTCACAGAACCGCCAGATTTTTTACTGTACTTCTCATCTCTCATTTTTCTCATACGCTCAACTGCTGTCGCGCCTGAAGGAACATTTACGCCTTTAACCGGCTCTTCTTTATCTATACCGATAAATTCTCTAATAGCGCGTTTAAGCGTACCCTGCCTAGCCCCACTAGATTCTGTCTTAGCAGGTTCAGCCTTAGCAGGTTCAGTCTTAGGCGCAGTAGTAGTTTTAGGAGGCTCGGCCTTAGATGTAGCAGCTTTGGGGGGTTCAGCCTTAGGCGCAGCTGCTGGTTTAGCAGTATCACCGCGTCGTTTAAGGCCACGCTCGGCGTTCATGTAATCACGCAAGTTATCAAAGCCAGCTTTTTTCATCTGCTCTTTGGTAATAACTGGGCCTTTTTTAGTATAAGTACGCGCCATCGGAGGGTTAGCACCCATACGACCAGCAGCGGTCTTTAAAGATTCTGTAGCACCCGGCTCATCACTCATCTGGCTACGCTCATAATCTTTCTTCTCGCGCTTTTCAGCTTCTAAAAGATTTTTGGCGTCATCGGTATCTTCGTAGGCCACGACTAACTCCTTTTTTGCCCTAAGGCGTCAATTTTGTCTTCTAACCGTTTAAACCCGCTGTCAAAATGCTCACGGATCTTCTCTAGGTCTGCCCTTACTTCTGCACGGGTAATGTGGTCACGAGCAACTTCTTCACGCGTTCTGTTAAGCAGAATGCTAATGCGTTGCAGCTCATCGAACTTGCCCTTAAGCAACATGCCCATCACCGCCACGATTGCTGTCAGCAATACATTCCATAGCATCATCTCCATCTAACATTTCCATGCGCGCAAAGATTTATTGATGCGGCTGTTCGGATCATTGGCAGTCTTAGCAGAGGTAAGCTTCTTCTTCATGCCTTTCATCCTGGCGCAGAACGAGTCACGCCTTTTACCGCCTTCTGGCTGCGGAGCTTTTAACCCCGGCTTATCTGGATTGGCAGCGTTATAGGAAGCACGTCCCTTGGCGTTCAAACCACCTTTGGGGTTTTTACCTTCTTTGCGCTGCCAAGCAGGTGTCTTAGCCATAGATCAGTGTCATCGAAGTGGTATTAGTCACAGTCCCATGCAGGCCAGACTGACAAAGGATTCCTTCGCCTGGCATGGGGATGATCGTATAACCAGCCGTAGTACTAGCCGCCGTGTTAATAGTGGCTAAAATCTTGCCACTAGCGCCGCCTTCACGGATAACAACAGAACCAGCACTACCACCATTAATAGCGTAAATAGTCTTAATTCGCGCTCGGTCAATGGCGTTGTTGTTCTGGTCCAGAAAGTTACCCGTGGACTCTAGCGGCTTAGTCGCTAGTACGTCATATTGCATAGTAGGCATGTGAGCCTCCTATTACGATGCGGAGATAGCAGCGAGAGTATCTACGCGAAGCCAGTTGGTGCCGTTATAGAACGCCAAAACAGGGTTACCTGCAGCGCCATTGCTGAAGTAAGCAACAGAACCAGTAGTAGCTGTGGGGGCCGTAGCGACGGTATAGACGCCCAGGTTTACTGGGCCGGAGAACGAGGTTTGAGCCATGATTGGCTTCCTTTCGTGTAGTAGCACATCCTCATATCGTCTCTACTAAGTCAGCCAAGCCTGTCGATATGAGTAAAAAATCTTGGACTAGAAACAACAGTACAGCAAAAAGAAAGGGGGCACAAGCCCCCTTTCTACCCAGATTAAGCGCCGGGCGAGCCGAACATACCGAGCGGATCAGACCAACCGAACGAATAACGCTCACGGGCTTTGTAACGAACGTTGCCAGTGTCGAAATCGCCGTCCATGGACTGAGCCAGGGGGGTACGTACAAAGTGCTTCATACCATTGGGCACATCGGTCGTCAGGAACCATGCGTCGGTGTCCGTCAACCAGTGGTTAATGGCATAGCCCTCGGGGATCGAGCCGTTATTCTTCAGCGCGTTGATGTCGTTGTCAGCCGTAGCCACGCGGAGTTCAGTATCCAGCAGGCGGGTTGCAACGAACTGCAATGACGGAGGAATAATCAGCTTGCGGGGGCGAGCAGCGATCAGCAGACCACGCTCATCTGTCCATGCAGCGATCTGAATAACGGCGGCTTCAAGAGAAGTCTCGTTCAGGTCAGCCGGGGTAGCAGGCTCGTTAGAGTTGACACCACCGGACACAAGCGGGTGCTGCGTATCAAACAAGGGTTTGCCGTCACCACCGGAGTAGTTAGAGTCAAAACCGTTATTAAGGATAGAAGCAGCCTTAACTTGCTTGGTATAAGCCATAGCGCGAGCCAAGGACTTGGTATACCGCGAAGACAGGGAGTCATAGAGGTTGTCCTCAATAGCCTCTTCCGTCAGCGAGAAACCAAGAGCAATCGTCTCGTGCGTATAGCGTGCCGTCCAAGCCTCTTGCGCGTTATCGTAGGCAATCGCACTGCCTTCGTTCTTCACCGGTGCGGCGGAGAAGCCAGACAGTTTGGTTTCCTCTTCAAACGAACGCTCGGAGGTCTCGGTCTCGTAAATCTCCTTATGCTCTTCGCCGTAGCGTGCATATTCCATACCGAACAGAGCGTTCAGACCAGGAAGGAGTTCTTTAAGTAGTTGTGCGCGTGAAATAGCCATTTAAATTGCTCCTTATACGCCGGTCGGGTTGAGGTATTGATGACCACCTGCCAACGAGACAGAAGCAGTTTCAGCGGTGAAGTCGATGGTGATAGCCGCAGAAGGCGCGTTAAACTTAACGATAGCTTCTTGGTACACGACGTTGCCGCCAGAAACATACGAAGTCTCAGGCACCAGATCAACGATCCGGATGGGCAGAGTAGCAGTCGTAGCAACTGTGTCATCAATAGCCACACCAGAGTTACCAGTGGTCGTATTACCAGCGTTCTGAACCAGAGCAGCGTTGTTACCAACAACCGTACGCTGGACAGTACCGATAGTCGTACCGGAAGAAACGATAGCTACTTTAAACAGCGCATCAGGATCATCTTGGACATAAGCCATGATGTCTGAAGCAACCGTGCCAGACGGGAAGTTCTGGCGAAACACCTTACCGTAGGTAGGATCGGTGTAAGAGCAGCCAAGGAAAACAC